TTTTCTACTGCTTAACTTATAATTAGTTAATAAGACACGCTTTTTCCAAAAATCTTGATGATGACAATTAATAATTATTATTCTATTACTAATACTTTCATTAATCTGGAGTAGTAAGTTTTTATTTAATTTGGAAAGATTAATTACAGTATCTAGATGAGATAAAATAAGATTATCTTTATTATAATCTATTAAATGACAATTTGTATATCCATTATATTTAGCATCTTTAATAATACTAGTGGAATTAGTATAGAAATCCCCATCTTTAGTAATGTCATAAAGATAACTTTCACCACCTATACTATTAATTCCTTGGGAAGTAATTAATTGGGATACATATTTTCTAATTTGTCTGGATAATCGTAAATTATTTTGTTGAAAACTAGGGAAACTTTGGAAAACTACCCTATTATTAATAAAATATTGAGGAATAAAGTTTTCATCTAGACGTGTTCTATGTCTGTAATCAAGTATTTTATTTCCTGGTATAGTATCCATTAAAGGGTGTAGGTTAAATAGTGTTGATGATTTAATCATTTCTTTGGATAAGAATAATATTAAGCATAATATTAGGGTTAATTTTTGAATTGAATAATCAAAAAAAAACAATTTTAATAAAGAAATAAATAAATAAAATATATTTCTTAATAAGTAAAGGAAATTAAATACAAAAATATTGAAAAATATAATAAATTAATATAGTAAATAATAGTAAAACAAAATGAGTTTTAACAGATTACCCTATGATGTATGTTCTTACAATCATACTTTAGCAGAAACAGTAGGTCCTGGTGTTTATCAATTAACCACACCTCCTAATAGTTGCGAACCTTGCCACGCTTCTGACCCTTACATTAGACTTCAATCTACCGGTGCTAGTCTTAGTAGAAATACTCCTTTAATTGACATTGATAGTGAATTACTTGGAATAACTCGTAACCTTAGTGATTGCCCTGACCGTAAATATATGCCTAGTAAAGATAACAGTGCCTATTGTGGTGCTCAATCTGGTAAAATTGTAGGTTGCCAAAAAAATGCTAAAGTATGTGTAGATAACGCTAATATGATCCACTTTAAAAATTGCTTTAAACCTACTGAAGATACCCGTTTAAGCAATCCCCCTTGTACTCTTAGAGGTACTGGTTGGAACCGTTGGGAATGGCTTTGTCAAAACCCTCAAGACCGTGTAGAAGTCCCTTTTGACCATCAAATTGATAGCGTTATTGTTGCTAAAGATAATCACCGTGCTTGTGTTCCTAGACCTATTCAACAAAATAATGCCTGGCCTACACCTGATAGCAAACCCTATTGTGAAACCATTGTTCCAGTAGAATACGCTCCTACTAACCCTCCTTCAACACAATGGCAAACCAGTGAAAACGTTTTACAATATTAATTGATTTCTATTTTTAATTACCAATAATTTCAGTGGTCAAGAATTATTAGTTGTTTTTTTTATATTTTTTTAATCAAATATTTAGAATTTAATGTTTTAACAAAATAAAACACCAATGAATACGGTATTATTATTGCTAGTGGGATTAACTAGTATTAGTATTATTTATTACTTATCCTACGCTTACAAAAACCATCATATGGTTTTAAATACAAACGAAAAAAAACTTTACTTTCAACATCCAGATGGAAAATTAAACTCTATATCTAAACAAGTATTGGATGAAATAAACTTAAAACACACTTCAAACTTTAGTGATAATTGGATATTATATATTCCCAAAAATTATAATTATGTAGAAATAGAATTAGCAAAGTTAATACCAAGTAATAATCAACAAATTATCTATGCTATTAAAGGTTGTGATGCTTTATGTAGTAAGAACCAACTTTGGTTTAATTTAAGGTCTTATTATGGTAGAGAAAAAGCACAAACTATTATCCCTGAAACATTTAATTTAAATGATAAAGATGATATAGATATTTTTAAAGAACAATACTTAATTAATAATGATAATATAGCAACTAAAACCACTTTTATTTTAAAGAAAAACTTACAAGGGAAAAAAGGTTTACATTTAGTTAATAATTCAGAGAGAGCATTACGAGAAGGTAAACTAAATAATTTTAAAATAATACAAAAATATTTGGAAAATCCATACTTAATTAATAAAAGAAAAGTCAATTTACGATTATATGTGGTTATTATTTGTCATCTGGATAAGGAAGACTGGTTATTATTTAATGGAGGAAAATGTATTTATTCTAATAAGTTTTTTGATAAAGGAAGTAGTTTAGATGATAAAGGGTTATTAGATAAAGAACAACATTTCACTAGTTATAATTTAGATACTAATAAAGTTTATCTAGATGAAAAATTACCAGAAAGTTTACAAGATTTAAAAACACATTTAGGTGATAAAAAATATGAAAAACTAATGGAAAATATTAATAAATTACTGTTGTTAGTAAAAGTGGCATATTCATCTAGATTAGGTAAGATAGATACATTAAGAAATAATAAATGTTTCCAATTGTTTGGATTAGATTTTATTATGGATGAAAATTTGAAACCTTACTTATTGGAATTTAATAAGGGTCCGGCAATGAGTATTAAATCCCCTAAAGATAAAGAATTAAAACATAGTTTGTTATTATCAATGTTTAAATTATTATTATTTAATATAAAACAGAGTAATTTTGCCTATTTAATTTAAATTCAAAATTAATTTTAATAATATCTTTAAATAATTAAATATTATCTTTAGTTATTTATTAAATATTAGTATTGTTAATTTAAAATGAAGGTATTAATTGCTAATAATTTAACATTACCAGAATGCCAAACCTATAATTTACATTCTTATGATGAAATCATAATATTAATTTCATCTATAGATTACCAATTAATTAATTATTTGATTGAAAATAATCTAAACTGTAAATGTAAATTATTAATGAATAATGATACTTTAATTAAAGATATGAATTTATTTATTTTAATTAACAATTTCAAAATGTTATATTTTGAAAATAAAAGGCATTTATTGTTTATTGATTTAGATTATAATATACTAATATCTAAACTATTACATAAGAATTGTATTAAAATTACATATGATAATTCTTTAAATTTGTATTCTAATATTATTACTTACTTATTACAAAATAGTAATAATATATCTCATATTGATTTATTAAATACAGGTAAGATTAAAAATAGTTTATTAGATGATATTAATGAGAAAAATATAAAATTGACGCTATTAAATAATAATATTACTACTGGTGTGGATATTACTACTGGTGAGAATATTAAGGATATTATTGGGTTTGAAGATTTAAACCATAATATTAATTTTATTCATATTACAAAAAATGCAGGCACATTTATTGAAGACATAGGTTTCCAAAATAATTTGTTATTAGGTAAATATAATAATAGTATTGAAAAATACAATACATTATCCCAAAAAAATAATGATTATTATCATATTAACCCAAATTATTTTTATCCCGAAATTTATAATAATAATTTTTCATTAAGTAATAAAGTTAATTTCTTAGTAGTTAGAAATCCCTATGATAGAATTTTAAGTGAAATATTTTGCCCTTGGGCTGGAATATTAAATTTCAATATATCCCCAAGTATTGAAGATATTAATCAGTTTTTAAATGAATTTTTAATGAACCCAAAAACATTTAAAGTAGAAGGACATTATGCTATCCAATATCACTATGCTTATGATAATAATGATATTCTTATGGTAGATGAAATATTTAAAATGGAAACTTTAAGTAATGATTTAAAAAATTTCAATGAAAAATACAATTTAAATTTAGTAATTAATAAAAGTTCTAAAACTAATACATCTACTAAAATATGTAGTATTGAAGATATTAGTAAAGAAAATATTAAATTAATTAATGAGATTTACGAATTAGATTTCAAAACATTTAATTATCCAATGATTGATTGTGATAATTAGATAATTGGATAAGTGGATAATTGGATAATTAGATAATTGGATAAGTAGATTAGTTATTTACATTTGATAATCTAAATATTTTAAATCATCTTTGTATTTTTCAGAAATTACATCCAATGCTTTCTTATCTAATTTAGCTTTAATTTTATTATAATTTAATTTATTATTAACAGTAATTTTATCTTTTAAGATAGTTAGTAAAGTATCATCTAGACTAGGTAGTTTAACTTCTTTTTTAGTTAAGTTTTCATATTTAACTAATTGATAATCATATGTATTTAAATTATCATTACACATTAATAAATTAGTTTGTAGTTGTGTAAAATGGTATAAGTTAATGTCAATTTTATTAATAAAGTTAATAATAAATTCATTAAAATCATACCCAGTTATTTTATTTTTAAATGATAATATTCTATTATTACAACCTTCATAAGATTGTAGATATTGATAAAATAAGTATAATTTAAGTATTGGATGAATAGTTATTAATAATTTACGATAATTTAAGTATGATTTTTGAAAATGGCGTAATAACATATTACAGTCTGGGTAGAAATTAGAAGTATTGTTATCAATAAATTGTTGAGGTAAATAAATATATTGATTATTAATTATTAGATTATTAATTGCTGGTAATTTTAATTCATTAATGTCTTCAAATTCAAGGTTTATTTCATTAACATAATGTGCTAATCTATAAATATAGGCTTTACCTTTTACTTCAAAAATATTATTTTTTTTAAAGATAGAAAAATGGTATCTATAGAGATTATATAATTTAACTAATTTATTGTAATCTTTATGGTTAATTGAATTAAATACTAAGTCATTTTCTTTTTGATAATTGATATTAAGAATAATATCTTTTGTAGTTAATTTAAAATCACATTCAATATTTTTGAGATATGCTAAAATTTTAAAACGTTTAGGAATATTATTATTTTTCAAACTAGATATAAGAATATCTAAATTACTACTTTTAACATCGTTAAATCTTTGATTAATAGATTTAATAATTACATCATTAAAACTACGGGACCAGAGATGAAGTAACATAATATTTGAATGTATGATAAGTAATTGTTTAATATTAGAATAGCACATATGATCATTTATTTGCGTAATATTTTTTGTTTTAAATAAGCATTTACCCTCAGTCCATTTTTTAGATGTTATTTCTAAAATATTATCTTCTTGTATTACTTTATCATTAAAATTCATATACCAATTAAATAA